TTGAAACTTCTCTTTTGCTATCTTATTTTTAGCCCTATTTAATGAAGTGATTATTTTACGAACTTCTGTTAGCGATTTACCTTGATAATCTCCGTTGATGCCTTTGACTACCTTTTGATTATCTACTAGGAGAAGTGTTTCCGTTATGAGCAAGTCCAAATTCCATTGGTCTGAGCTATTATAATTATAATAGATGTCGAACTGTCCGTAATACGTTCCCGGCACACTGAATACGTTCCCTGACATGGTGTAGTCCATGAAGTTTGGTAATACTATTGTTAAATCAGTTGAAGTAAACTCTATATGATCTATTGAAGCAAAGGATAGTGGAAGGTCGTAGGTATTGCGTGAGTTATCTAGAGTAGGGGTTACATTAATAATGTCTACTGCACTTAATAGCACTGTATCACCTCATTCCTTTTGTCGCTTTATGCGTCTTATACGACACTTATTCAGTATAAGTTACAATAGGATTTCCGACTTGAAAATTAGTTCCCCCACCTGTATTGCTAAATTGTAACAGTAAATAACATTCCTCATTACCTTGTATTCGCGCACCATTTGGATCGCTTAAACTTCGTATATCAGGCATTTCAACGTACTTATTTCCAACATTTCCAGCAACTGAAGCATATGCCATTCCTACAAACAACGCTGTACCGTTTGCGCTTCTTTTTGATACTGTAAATACCACGCTATACATGGTTGAGTCAGTTGTAATATAAACACCTGTTTTTTTGTATTGTTTACCGCTAGGAAATAAAATAGGATAGGACGCCGAATCAGTTCCCAATGTTGTTATAATGTTGGAACTTTTTTCAAGACTTGAATAAGTGATACCTTTTGCATAGAAATATCCGTTTAGTACCAATGATTTTTGGTTATTATCTATTCCACAAGTTCCCAAACTATCGTATAAGGCTGAGAAATCAACACTATCACCACTATTTGCGTATATTTTCGATCTGGCTACACTACTAATGGAATTCCCTAAGCTAACATGTTTTAATGTTGACGTTAAAAAGAAGTTTGTTTTATCAATAAATATGTTGTCTATACCATCATAGAGCAAATCTGTCGTTGCGTTAATAATGGAAGTTACTCCAGCATTTACTTGGGATGATTCCAGATAGAAATAATTACCCCCAATATTGCAAACATACAATCGGAAACCCAAGCTAGGATGCAAATCAAAGCTAATATGCCCATTTTTATTTCCTTCAAAGTAGTTACCATAGATATTTAGATCATAGATATTAAAAGTTAATGTAGTTACGAAGATGCCGGATTTTAGATTCTGCTCAATAACATTATCCTTGATATTAGTACTCGTTGCGGTTATCACTATACCGTGTTCGGTATTTAACCAACTATGGCAATCTTTAATATTGATAGCGTTTAGTTGTTGATTATTAGCGCCACCACCAGAAACAGCATAAATACCACTTTTTACATTGTGAAATGTTTGACACTTATACAAGTTTACAACCCATATACCCGGCATTAATTTTATTCCGTGTTCCCCATTATCTGTAGAAAATACATTTTCAGCCCTACACGATTCATTAGCAATAACTAACCCTGATTTTGATAAGGTGTTTCCCGAAATAAGAAAGTTTTTAATAGTTGTCTCTGCATCATTTAGGACTATAGCATCATCTGTGCCGTTATTTTGTATATTTGTCGTGTAACAATGCTCACCTACTATTGTTAAGCGTTTTCCAACTATAATTTTTGCAGATATAATATATTTTTTATTTGGAAAAAATATGGTAGAACCAATGGGAGCCCAAGCAATGATGTTGTTAATTGCAATAATATCATCTGTGATACCGTCACCCTTCGCGCCAACTAATGGTGTTGGGGGATATAAAATATTAATAGTCATACTGTTAAACTTTGACGTAGTATCAGCCTTATACGACGTAAATCTTTCTTTGATCTGCCCTACCGTACCTGATAATTTAACATCAAGAACAGAGTCGTCTGGTAATTGTCCCAATACTACTCCGCTAAACTCGGTTATCTTTTTAGCTAGTAAGTTTTCTTGTTCTGTCATCCTAGTATTCAATGTATTAATTGACTGAGTATTCGGCACAATTGAGCTATCTAATGTAGTTGATATTACTGTTACTGCCACGTTTCCACCTTCCTTCTAGATCTCTTTAATAAAGTGCTAGCATTGTCGTTGCCGTTGTTGCTGTTAGGTTGACTCTCTTAATTGCGATAGGATGCACAACCCCAGCTGTTAATCCTGTGAATGTAACTACTGAGTCATCAGCCAGAAGTGCTGTTACATTACCTGCTACGCCAACGTATAGGCCTCTCGTTGGGACCAATGCTAGTGAAACTGTGTCGCTTGGAACTACTGCTACTGCGTTTGTGATTGGGTTAGCTGTTACAAAGCCTGAAACAAACATATAAACACCCCTCTCCTATATAATAAAAAAGGGCAGGAGAAATTAATCCCCTGCCCTAATGGTGATAGTGCAGTTACTTTTTCTTAAGTTCTACTTCTTTGTACTCTGCGAACCCTTCTCTGAGCCATATACTGAGATGATTGATGTCGGCTTCTTCTATGATGACTTTCTTGCCATCGATTACTTTAATAAACTTCATTAGATTGCGATTTTCCAGCTGTAAAGGCCATTTACTTTAGCTGCTAGCACGAAGGCGTCATAGCGCATACGCATATCAATCTGAATTCCGGAAATACCAGGAGGATTCTCATGAATTTTGTAATCCTCAAGCTTTTTGACTCCAACTGTTACCGTTGGATGGCATAATACAAATGCTACGGTAGCAGGCATATACGAAGAAGGAACTGGTACAATCTTAACTCCATCAACCATACCGATCATGCCGTTAATACGTTTTTCCATTGCAACGTCAGAAGCAAGGATGAAGCCAGCGTCTTGCTTGATGAAGGAATAGAAGGCATAGGTACAAAATGCAATACGACCTTCAACTGGGACTTTAGCGTTTCCTAAGGCTTCTTGTGCTTTTAAGAAACTGGAATATGCATTAGATGCAGTAATGGCAAGTGTAGTAGTAGCTAAATTTGCTATTGCTGCTGCTGACATAACGCCAATACGATAAGTGTCGATCTCCGGCAAATAGACCTCGTTAATTTGTCTGGATAAGATCTTGTTACCTTGTGCAGTTGAATTAGTGTCATCAAGCGTCTTGCGGTCTGCCGTGATCGTAGCGGATCTATCTTTAGCAACCGTCATGGTTTGCACTGTATTTTGTTGTTCTGCTGCGACACCGTAACGTGCTGCACCAGTCAACGTGTAGTCGCTGAGCGCGGTTGTAGGATAGCTGTAAGCGTTGACTGTGGAGACTCCGCTCCATACATAGTCTGAGTTTACTGCTGCCTCTGTGAGGGATTTGAGAATAAATCTTTCTGCGACTTTAGTGTCGAATTTAGCTGCATAGTTAATAGCCATTTAAAATACACTCCTTATTCGTCAAAGCCCTCGAAGATCTTATCTGCCTTAGCTGTATCTGATCCATGACCAGTTACACCGCCGACAGGTGCCCGTTTCGAGTTTTCTGCGTTTTGTTTTAATACTTTCATTTCTGCCATAAGTTCTTGGTTTTGTTGCATACCGTAGGATTGTGATAGATCCATTCCGGCCTCTACCCTTGCCCAAGTATCAGGCTTGATTGACTCTGGCTTAACATCGGGGAAGTTGGCGTTGAAGTTGTTATACATGCGGTCAGACTGTTGCTGTGTTGTGCTAGCCTGTTCTCGCTGTGTTTGTGCCTTTTCCCTTGTGCTTAGTTCGTAGTCGCGCTTAACTTGTGCAGGCGTAAGACCTTGCTTCTCTGCTGCGCTGTCGAAGTATTGATCTTGTAATGCTGTTATATACTCGTCTTCGCTCATGCCGTAGCTATCAGCAATCGCTTTAAATTTACTGTGTTGTGCTAATCTTGGGTCTGCTTCAAATGCGTTTAGTTTCTCTTGTAACTTTTCATAATTCAGGCCCTTCTGTATCCAGGGGGTAGCTTCCTCATATGACATTTCTTTATCTTCGTGATTGAACTTATATGGAATCATAGGATTTACTTTTGGTTCTACTACCTCTGCAGTTTCAGTGGTGTCTTCTACTGCAGGCGTAGCTTCTTCGGTTTCTGGTTCCGATACCTCAGATTCTAAATCAAAAACTACATCTGAGAAATCGTCACTACCTCCACCAATGTCTCCGTCTTCGCTCATGTATGGTGCCATGAACATTGTTCTAAATAACATGTAACTCTCCTTTTTGGCCTATGGTTGGGCCATTTTTTTATATTAAAAAGGCACCTACTAATGTAAGTGCGTTAGGGTTGTTATTATTTAGTTATCTATATGACATTTTGATATGTCGTTCTAGCCCTTATCTTATATATTGTAGAGGGAGGAACATTAAAGAGTTTTGCTATGGCTACTACTTTATTCCCTATCCCAATTAGCCGCCTTATCTCAATAACCTGTATCTCTGTGAAACTAGCTTGATAAGCGTTCGCTCCTGATTTAGCCTTACTCATTCTTTCCCTTGTTTCCAATGGAAGAACCTTACCTAGATTGAATTCCCTTATTTTTTGTCGAGTGTAGCTAGATGGAGAACACCCAAGTCTTGGTTTAGTTCCAAGCTTTTTTTGTCTCATTGTGGCCAATGCTTGCTCTGAGTGTTTATATCCCTTTGCGTTTGAATTTCCCTTATTTATCCTGCTCAACATGGACTTACGCTCTTTCGTAAACTCAAGTACACCACTCGTACCCTCGCCGCCAGTTGTAAGGTTGTATCCGTCTTCCCTGACGTGACTTCTTAAGAACTTAATCCAGTATATCTCTCTTTCGCTTATGTCTATTATGGTAGTCTCTTCAACTATGGAAAACGTGAAACTTCCTTCTCCGTACTTGTTCCACGCTCTTTGGAGGTAGGAGTTAAAGTGCTTTCGCCTATTTAACTTTCCTGTATGTTGTCTGAATCTACCCTCAATATTTTTGCTTTGTCCGATGTAAAGTTTTCCGTTAACTAAACACTCAATCTTATAAATGCCTATCAAAAAAACACCGCCTTATCGTATTGCCCTAATTAGTAAGTGGGAAAGGCACTAAGGCAGTACCCTTGTCGTGTTGCAACACTATCCCACCTCTATATTATATCAGGTTACTCGCTGTTTTGCATCGTTTTCTTTATTCCTGACTGCATTAACTGCATGAGCGCCTTCTGTTGTGACTCTGCAGGTAGCTGTTTAATCTGTTGTTGTGTTTGTGGTGGCAAGCTATCGTAGAAATCAGCTTCTTTTGACTGATCATCTTGTTGCTGCAACTGCTGGTCCTGAATCTGTTGATCTTGCTGCATCTGTTGATCTTGACCTTGTTGGTCCTGTTGTGTTTGCATCTGGCCTTGTTGTGCCATCTGCTGTTCTTGTTGTTGTATTTGTTTCTGCAAGTTTTCCTTGACTCTCTCTATGAGGTCCTCGTTCTTATAGTTCTCAGGTAAGTTCTCAAGATAATCTATCATAGTGAACAATGGGTCCTTCATCGAAAGAAGTGTATCCATCATCTGAACTTGGGCAATTTCCGAATAGTAAGAAGAGGGCCCCACGTCACACTTAATGTTCAACCAAAGATGTTTAAGCGTAGAGAAGTCAAAGTCAACCTTTTGTCTTATACCTTTTGACTTGATGATAATAGGTCTTGTGCCGTAGTTTGTGCCCATCATATCAATCATAATGCGCGCAATATCTTCTAGCCATCCATACAGGTTAGCCCTTGTATTTTCTAATGGGATAGCTGCCTGCCTAACCGTTGATGCAATGGCGGTACCGCTTGCCTGCTCTGGATTGATGTTACCAAGCGCAGCATCGTTGATGCCCAGCATCTCTTTCGTATAAGCAATAGCCATGTCTATGACTTTGATGATCTCGCCCGACATGACTCCGGGATTGAGTTGGCCTACATAGTTCATTATGCTTTCGCCAGGGGTCACGCCACGAACACCGATAGCGCTTGCTACTCTGTTAGTCGGCTCTGGTAAACGGTCAGCGTTATAGATCAGCTTGGGGAAGGCTGCGTTCATGAGATGGTACATAACCATAGCGAATTGCCTATTAATGTAGATTTGATTGGGGATAATTCCAGAACATAACGCTCTACCGTGGTATTGGTTCTCTTGCTTCTCCCAGCATAGCCCGGCCACTGGATAGTCGCTAAGCCCTGTGTCTATGTCCTTATACATATAAGCACCCTCAGTACATTTAGAAGCCCATATCGTATCTGTCTCGTCATGATAGGTGTAGGTAATAACATAGAGAGCCTTACCCGAAGACTTTCCGTTATCACTGAGTATTTCTACCTTAGCCATTTCTCCAGCTTCATATTGCCAGTTAGAGTCTGATGTTATCTTGTCTGCTTCTTGTGAGTTCTTGTACTGCTGTGCCTCTATCTGCAATCTCTTTACCATGTTTCTGCCTGTTACCTGCAGATAAGGCTGAGTATACTTATCTATGATAGGGTTGTTGGGATTACCCAAGAATACATTTGTTCCATTCACTAGTTCTCCGCATATCTCACCTTCGACATTGCCAAACATACCACCGTAAGGTTTCTTCTTCATATCAAAGTAGCCATGAAAGTACACGTCACCCATGCGAGAAGCTTTGAACAATGCGTCTCTAATCATGTTGTCCATTTTAAACTTCTCAAATAGGTTCTCAATCTCGCCTGTTGCTATATCAGAAGCGTGTTGTTGATCCTGCATTTCCGGTGTCTGTTGTTCTTCTTCCTCTGCATACTCAAGAGGTTCAAGCTTGATAGCTGTCTTAGATGAAGTAATAGAAGCAACGAAGAACGTTTCAGCTCTCTTCATGATGTTAAAGACAGGTGTGGGTATACCGTTGTTCTCGACGTTCTTCCATTGTTGGTCGTTAATAAAGTCTATGTTTAGGTTGACCATGTCGTTATATGGAGGCTCTAGCGTGTTGTTGTACTTGCGTCCATCTAATAGCTTCTGCCAGTCGTCTGTATGATCGTAGCTCACTTATTACCCCTCCTTCCTAGTGCAACGTCCATGTCGAAGTTCATTATGTTATCAAAGCCCTTACGTTGACGTTCAAGCTCTAACTCTTCTTGCTCTGTACGTTTGTCTAGGATAGACTTCTTAGCGTGTCTAAGGCCTACTGTGTACGCTGTGAATAGGCATAGAAAAAGAACAAGCATTGCGCTTGCTCCGGTGAATATATCCATTTATTCAGCTCCTAACCATCTCATCTATGCTATCTAATACTCCCCAAAGGCCGTGCATATCAAGAGTTTCGTTTTTATTAAATTTAATTATTTCTTCTTCTGTTATTATCCCTTTTAGATAAAGCAAATATATGCTTGGTGTAGCAATGCTATTTCTATTAATCCCAAGTTCTTTCCAATCTTTCATGTAATCACCTCATCATTTGTAATAACCCCTCGTTTTTATCGAAAATATTTTGTAAAGCAGTTTCCTAATATACCGCTAATATGTCAAGTAGATTTGTTATAACCCCGTGTTTTCGAGCATTTTTCGATGATATAGCATCTTGAAGCATGGCTGAGGTAACGAGAGATTAGCTTTTATATGAAAACACGCTTTTCACACCCTAAATCCAAGGTATGCAAAACGTGTAAATCGGCTGTGATAGTCAAATATGGCTGAATATGAGGTTTTACCATTTTCTCTACTGTACGTAATAACCGTTATAGGACCCAATCATTTTCCAGCATTAAATGGATGTCTATATTCAACCCACATTAACCATAAAATGGGGGATACTATAGTGATAATAATAGCAACTACTAACTGAGACCATGTGGTAATCATGCTTCATCCTCCTACCAACTAAAGAACTCTAAACGTAATATATGAGGGATTGGAAGAGGACTTGCACCCCTACTTATGTCTCACGACATCGTGCTACTCGTTACACTATCCGCTCCATGTTATCTCTATTATACACTAACGCTACCAACTAAAGAAATCTTTAGGCATCTCTCTGCCTAGATCATTGATCATCTTGTTATATCGTCCCTGTTCGCTCTCTGGATCTACTACTGCAGGTTTGACCATTAAGTTAGCTCTCATATAGTTACCCAATCCAGTTAATGAATCCGCTCCGTCGTCGTGCTTGTTCTTACCCATCTTAACATATGAAGTAAGCTGACGCATGAACTTATCATAGTCACTGCCTATCTCGTAGTCCTTGCGAAAGTACATGTATTCTTTGTTATATCCAGCACACATAAGTATGCGAGTCTCTTTGTTTGTTGTTGCATTGCATGTTATGACGCTACAGTAGGACTTACCTTCAATCAGCTTTGCTACGTTCCGGCTGTACTGATATCCTCCGTTGTTGCTCTCTATCTGCATGATCTGTGTCTTGGTATCTATCACTTGTTGTGCGACTAATGGCTCCGTAATCTCCACACCATCCTGAGTAAACACCACAGAAGTTATATAAGTGTGTTCTCCATACCTCTTCCCTATCAGACTGCATAGGTAGTCATCTCCTTTGTCTGCTGTATCCGTAAAGCCTACTATGGCATCAGGAGTCTTGGTTGCTATGTCTGCCATGCTGAATCTATTCAGTTCTTCTATGGGGTAAAGCAAGCCTTTGGATTCAATTGGATGCTGCATGAACTCTGCTTCCCATATGAAATCCTCTGTGATCTTCTTGAGCGAATGGTACTCTGCTGTTGTTTTTACTTCCTCACAAAATGTCTCTCCATTGTCGTTGAGCGCAGGGATAGATATGATCTTCATACTAGGGTTATGCGTTTCACTCTCTACGTCTGTCAGGCGACCTATGGGGTCCTTACGCGTCCACCTCGTAGCTATGTGTATCTCTGGGCATCCACTCTCTAAGCGACTCATATGAGTTGATGTGTACCAGTTCCATACGTTGTCAATCACCGTCTCAGATAACGCTTCTTCGATGTTCTTTAATCCGTCATCGAGTATTGCTAAGGTCTTACAACCAAACCCTGTAATAGGTCCACCAACTCCAGCACAAAAGTAAGCCGGTTGAGTGTTCTTATTTATCATCCAGTTATCTATCGCACCCTTGACGGTTACGCCAGGGAAAACCTTCTTATACTTATCATTGACCATAATCCCATCACGAATGTCTTTGCTGAACTTCTCAGCTAACTTCGCAGCGTAACAGTTACGCATGATCGAGCCGTCCGGTTCTCTGCCTAGCATCCATGCACAAAACAGAGAAGTGATATAGCTCTTTCCTGCCCGTGGTGGCATACTCACGGCTAGTTCTATTACTTTGCCGTCTGCAACCTCTTGAAAGGCATCTGCAATAAGTTTTAGATGTGGCTTGCCGATGGTGAAGAAAGATGAGTCCATATATACGCAGAAAGAATAGAAGTTAACCTTAGCCTCTTCTATCTCTTCTATCTCTAATAGTTCTATTAACTCAGTTTGTTCTTTTGGCGATAAGCTCATTAATCCTCGCCTGCCGTTCTGCTGCTGTCGCTATTTCTATGGGTGCTCCTTCTGGCCCTGATAGCTCCATGCCTTGAGTAGCCTTGCCCCATGCTCTATCCATTATTATTTCCGCTGCCCTAAGTTGGTCCTTGTGATCCGATATACCACTCTCCATTATGAAGATGACTTTCTTTAGTGCAGATATGCTATGTTCTTTCGCAAGGTCCTTGAACTCCTGTGGTATCTTTGGCCTACCAGAAGGGTTTCCGCTCTGTCCTGGCTTGAAAGGCTTTCCTACTGTTGTTTTGGCGTTGTTAGCACTAGGCTTCTTTGCCTGTTGCTTTGGCGTTAATGCCATTGTGCGTCACCTCCCTAATTAAAGTTATTCTTATTTGTATGATTTCGTTTGACGTATTCAAGATATCATGCTATACTTAGTTATAATCAAATTTGAGGGGGGAACAACATATGAAGTATTATCACGTTTGTACCAAGTGGGACGGTCTGAATCTCGAATCTCTCTATAAGCAACACGGTAAAGAGGCATATGATATATTCGCTACACGCTGGCCGGAAGCCGGAGAACTTGCTGTATATCATGTCAATGTAATCCACCTACACGCTACGATCGAAGATGCCCAAGAGATGCAATCAAGCTTTGGCGGCGAAATACTTGTTATCAATGATCCAGATGGTGATGAACTAGATGTCAAGAATGATACCCTAGAATACTCACACCCTGTCGTAATGGGATCTATTGATGCTGATTATGTTAGTAGGTTGGTATAATGCCTAGAGGTGGTAAACGAGAAGGGGCCGGGGCTAAACCTCGTACCTCTTCCCCTACTACGGTCGTTGGGTTCCGCGCAAACGATGAGGAAAAAGCTCAACTGCTCCATAAGGCCGTTGCGAACAATATCACAGTATCGGAATATATACGAAGAAAGGCTCTCAGCGAATGAGGGCCTTTTCTTTATGTTAAATACACTGGTGTGTTTCCCTGCATCATCCTACTAAACGTATCAAACACAGGGCTATCCTCGTACCGTTGCTTAACTCCTGCTTCATCGGAGCATCGTTCTCTCTCTCGATCCCACTTAACACAGTTGGCACAGTTCACTCGGCTGTCGCTGTACTTATCCATATAATCTCTGCATGACTTACTGATAGCTCCCATTATCGTTACACCTCACTATTGTATTTAATCACTGTCTGCAATGCACTGATCTGTATCTGTATGGCCTTTAACATTTCTCTGCCACTCTGATACTTAAACTCTGCTACATCTCTAAGATACTTCAAGTCTGCTTGGTTCCCTCTGGCTATATCACTAATAAGTGTTACGCTTTGCCCTTCTTGTTTTAGTTTTACTATTTCCTTAGCAAGCGCGCTCCGGTAGTTCTTCTCTGCTTCTGCGTTACCCTTGGCTAGTGTGAATAATACATCTATGCCCTTGGCCAACTTCTTACTTGCTGTATATATTTCAGTTGCTATTGTCTGGACTTCTATTGCACTCACCTCATAATAATAGGCAATAAGTAAAGACCTGCATCGAACCGTTTATTAGACGGGGGCAGGTCCTTCGTGTTTATGTTATATCTCTATATTCTTATTATATCACCGTTATCTGGCAAATGGTCTAGACTTTTACCCTATTTGTCTATGGTCCATCGTATCTACTAATCCTCTTTGTACTGCCAATAATGCGAGACATAACGTGGCACTCTCCTTCCAGGCATAGAATAATGCTCTCGACACAAATAATGCTTCTGCTGTCATGTCGTTACTCTTGTGATTGAAGTACTTATGCCTTATTAGCATGCTGTATTGCATCGGCATTGTTGCCAGCGCTTCTGTTATGAGATCCGTCCATCCACCCTTTATTTGTGCTAACCTAATACCCTTGCTCTCACTTTGATTACTCATTTCCCCTCCTGAGACAGACACATCAGGATAGTGTGAATCAAATAGGATGCTGTTTCTCTGTTCTGTTATTGTCTTTAAGCTAGAGGGATAATCGTATAATTCTGTTTCTATCTTACGAATGATGCTTTTGCTAATTAAGGCCATGATCTATCCCCTCCTATATCCCATCCATAACATATATATCACTTCTCTTATCTCTGCTGTTGTCACGCTTCCCACTCTTTACCACTATATGCACAATCATTTCGCTCCGCGCAATCCCTGCAATACGTTATATCTGTATACACGCACTTTCCGTTTTCCCCCATCTGTTCGTCATCTTTCTTCCCTGTATCCATTAACGCCCATAGCATAATCAACCCTATTACTATCGCTTCAATTATTATTGTTCCAAAGGATCCTACCATAGTTGAGAATAAATCTAATATCATTTCTCTTCCTCCCTATTCCATTCATCGTGTGCTTTAACAAAGGACTTTAAGCTGTCTATCAATGAGTAAAATGACTTCTTATTGGAAAATATTATTCCTATTGGTTTTACACTTTTATCTCCTTCTGTATCAATGAATGTACCTATCTCAGACTTTTCTTCTAGTTGATGAAATGATATTCCTCGCGGTTCCATCGTTCCAACCTCCATTGCAATACCAATGCCAATATCACCTTCACCCAACACTATGTTTATCATATCTTCCTGCGCGTCTATCATTTCTCTTCCTCCTTTTTAAATATAAATTTAATACATTTCCATAATACAATGAACCTCATATACCATTTAGGATTATCAAGACCGTAAAATATAGTCATATTAGATATTGTAAGATGAGTGGTTTTATTATTAAGCTTAATACCACATTCATTTCTACTAATAATTAGTTCACCATAACAGTCAATAGAAATTCCCTCTTTATCCATATCTATAATCATTTCTCTTCCTCCCTATTTCTCATCAGGCTTTCCATGGCTCCCACGGCCACCGCTGCAACATGGGTTAATTCTTTAAGCAGATTATCATAGCCGCCTTCATGCTTCTTCGTTGCGTTGCTCAAATATGTTTCATTTACGCATTGACAATACTCGCCGAACTCTTCTCCTAGTATTCCTACCCATGCTTGTTGTGCGTGGTCTTGAGTGCCCCACTTCTTGTCTTGTCTGGTGCGCTCTGCATCCACTAGATTGATAGCCGTTGCTCTTGTACTTATGGCTTTCAATGATGTCCATCCGCTGTAAGTTTCATCACAATCATCGTCCGTACAGTAGTTATTTATTTCTAAAGTTCCGCATGTTGCACATCTTTCGTTCATCCCCTAAGCCCTCCCTTTATTTACACAAATTCTGCATGGCAGTAATTCCTTATCGTGGAAACGGAATGAACAATCGCTACACTCTATTTTTATCATTTCGCTACCTCCTGTTTTATGTTCCATCGTTGTATAAGTTCTTCGTCCCTGCACCCAGTAACCTTCGCCAGCTCTCTCATTGTCTGTACATACTCGGGATAATATCTCTCCTGCCATTCCTCTAAAAAACGTTGTTTTATATTCTCTCTCTTGGGATTGTGAATCTCCGTGTGACATTCAGAGCC